GCTGCGAAAGCTGCAAAAGTACTCAAAGAAAGATATCCTAACTCAAAAGTAAAACTGGAAGTACACGACTCTTACGCAGAAATACACCATAAAGATCACCCCTCATCTAAAATAATAGAATACAAAGAAGCGGGGTTTATAAATCATTTAAAAAGTATCTTAAGAAAAAGTGATATTTTAATTGATTAATAGTGTATTAGGTGAATTATATCCCAACAGGGATATATATCCACCAAAGGAGAGAGTTATGACTTACTGGATTTCAACGAAAGAGGAAAATCCAAAACCAAACGGTGATCGATGCTTTTTGATTACCGATGGAAATTCTGTCACTCTTGGAGTTTTCGAAGACCTTGGAAAAGCTGAATGGATCGACATTGAAGATCAGAAATGCTCAAGTTATTATTTCAGAGGAAATCTTGGAAAAATAACTCACTGGGCATCTGTGCCATTACCTCCTCAGGAGGAAAATGAGAATTGAAGTATATCAGGAGCCAAAACCCCTAAAAAGGCATCGATTCTACAGAGGAAAAGTTTACGACCCCTCTAAGAAAGACAAGGAGAAGTTTGCGTGGATCGTCAAGAAGCTGATGGGAGATCGCGAACCCTTCACTGAAAACTTGAGAGTGAAGCTTCTTTACCACATGAAAATACCTTCCAGTTACTCAGAAGGCCGTAAACGCGATTTAAAGGGGCGTGTGCACGATAAAAGGCCAGACCTGAGTAATTTGATCAAATTCACGGAAGATGCGCTTAATGGCGTGTTATGGGCCGATGACGCACTAATCAGCTCTATCTTTGCGATGAAGATTTACGGAGAGGTTCCAAAAACGGTTATTGAAGTGATTGAAAATCCAATCAAGGAGAAATCGAATGAAGTTAATGGCTGATGTGGTTAGGGGGCATTGTCCTCCACTTTCAAGACCAGATTGGGAAATAGAAGTGGTGATTAGAAGAGGGACAACCTGGCATCTTCCAGAAAAGATAAAGGCCACAAACATGAAGTGTAAAGACTGCGGCGGGACGACTGGCTATACATGTCGTCAAAAAGGCAGGAAAGCTTGGTTTTGTGGTAACCAGAAGTGTCTTGAGACAGACGCCAAGATATACAAGCTCAACAAAAAGATTCTTTCTAAATAAAAAAACAAAGTTGTTGGAAAATATTAATACGATTGATATAGAAAATACTTTATCAAGGGTCTAATATGAGGTATCTTTTATGTCTTACGGATTTCTAAATGAAAAAATGTATTCTCCTAAAGAAGTAGCCACAATATTACAACTGAGCCAATCCCAAGTATGGAGATTGCTCGAGGAGGGGAAGATAAGATCTATAAATTTAGGGAGGCGTACTAAAAGAGTTTGTGAACGCGACATCCAAGAGTTTTTAAACTCACGTTATAATGGAGAATTAAATCAGAAAGAAGAAACAGAAGAGAAACTCAAACAATCAAGTGAAACATTCTACACCACGAAAGAAGCTGCTTTAATTTTAAATGTCTCTCACGCAGTAGTCTGGAATCTCGTTAAAAATGGAGAGATGAAATCTTGTCGTTTCGGAGCAAAGACTCTTTTAATAAAACAAAGTGATTTGAATGATTATATTAAAAAGAAAGCTTTACTAAAAAAGGAAAAACTTGAAGCTAAGCCACCCGTAAAAATTAGGATTCAAATTTCAGATGATTTGTATAGAAAGATTGTACACTTATTAAAAAAAGAGAGAGCAAGAGGATCGACTATCTATAGCAAATTCTTTACACAAGCCGTTGAATTCTATCTGGCGCACCATGAAAACAAAGACTCTTAAGGTTTACACTCAATCCAATGTTGAGACATTTGAAAAGCTATATGAAGAACACTATTTAGAGGTCGACTCCAATACAATTTTAAGGGTTTTTATCCTATCTGGAGATGGTTCCCACCATGAGAAAGCAGTCTTCAAGAATTGGGATTATTACCTTGTCGAAGACTAACTTTTAGGAAATCCCAAATAGTTGATCTTTTCTTTATATTTCTTATTGAATAAATAATAAATTTTATATAACCAGAATTTAAGTTAACAAAAATTCTTAAATGCATGGCTCATAAAATCAAGGTTTCCGAAGAATACGTCGATTCTCTTTGTTCGTGGCTAGATGAGTGGAGTTCAAAGGATGACTCCTATTGTATCCCTCAATTTCTGGCTAAATATGGGATTCCGTGGAAACATTTGGAACAGCTCATGCGCCAGCATTCCGCTTTAGACTCCTGCTTCTCGATCGTAGAGGCGCGTCTTCATGCTCGCTGGATTCAAATGGCCTTCGATAAACCTCAATTGTCGCGCCACTTATCAGCTATCATGTTCCGTTACCTTAAGGTTTATGATTGCCATGCATTTAAGGTTGACTGTGACAGAAAGAAAGAAATCGCCGATAACACGCCCGTTACCCTCCAAGTTTACGAGGTTGAGGATTATAAAAACCTTCCCCTCCAAGGAGAATTCAAGAAGATTTACGAAAGAAATGATAACAAACGAAGAAGTGAGCCTAAAGCTGAATAAGTATCAGCCAAGGCCTTATCAAGCTCCTATTCTTAAAGCCCTTGAAGATGGCTACAAAAGGGCGCTTGCAATCCTGCCTCGGCGAGCGGGAAAAGATATCACAGCTCTTAACTATGTCATTCGAAAAATGTGGGAAGTCCCAGGTGTTTACTATTATATATTTCCTACTTATTCGCAGGCTAAAAAGGTAATTTGGGACTCCATGACGAACGAAGGGAGGCGCATCTTGGACTATTTTCCAAAAGACCTCGTTCTTCAGATGAATGCGCAGGAAATGAAGATCAGAATGCGTGCTAAAAATGGCGACACCTCTCTTTTTCAGTTAATTGGGTCAGATAATTACGATTCTCTGATGGGAACCAATCCCCGAGGGTGCGTTTTTTCGGAATATGCTCTCCAAGATCCCCAAGCTTATCAGTATTTAAGGCCGATTCTGACGGCTAACGGGGGTTGGGCGCTGTTTATATCGACTCCACGTGGAAAAAACCATTTATGGAGCTTATATGAGCTTGCAAAGGAATCTCCAGAGTGGTTTTGCTACAAGCTAACAGTTGAAGACACTAACCATATCCCAATGGAAGAGATCGAAAGAGAAAAGCGCAATGGGGAGATGTCCGAAGACTTAATCATGCAAGAATACTACACATCTTTCTCAATGGGGGTAGAAGGTGCTTATTATGCAAAATATGTTGATGCCATGCGGCAGGGTGGACGTATTGGAGATGTCCCATATGAGTATAGCCATCCGGTGCATACTGCTTGGGATATTGGGGTTCGTGATTATACTAGCATTATATTTTTCCAGACCATCGGGCAAACCGTAAGGATAATCGATGAGTATGAGAATTGTAAGGAGGGATTAGAGCATTATTCTAAGATCATTCACAACAAACCTTATCAGTACGCCACGCACATTGCTCCCCCTGACATCCGTGTAAAGGAATGGGGATCTGGAATGACAAGGATTGAAAGGGCTAGAGATCTGGGGATTAACTTCACTGTCGCCGATTCACACCAAATCCCCGATGGGATAGAGAGTTGTAGATCCCTCTTCTCCAAATTATGGGTTGATGAAAGAAAATGCATAAAATTCATCAATTCCCTAGAAAACTATAGGCAAGAGTTTGATGTCAAGAAAAAAGTTTATCTTCCTAGACCACTCCATAATTGGGCCAGCCATTTTGCCGACTCTTTCCGCTACTTAGCGACATCGCTTCCAAAGACTAGAGACAGTTTAAGCGGAGAGGATCTAATCAAGATGCAAGAAGAGGCTATTTATGGCTCTCAATCGAAGATGCCGCCTATTTTTAGAGATGACGTTTATGTGGGGAATCATGCTTAAGGAATGTGAATGGATCTCCGTTAAGGACAAATTTCCAAATCAAATTAAAGACTTGATCATGATGACCCGTTTTAAGGTTGCTAAGCAAATCCATTTCTATGCGGGGCATTGTATCTATTTAGAAGGGAAGCTTATTGACCATGACAAAGATTGCATTCAAAGAGAGATCCTTCCTGTTTTTTGTTCTCTTTACGGAGGATATGGCCTTAGAAATTTCAAAGTAAGTGGCATCGGGTTTATTCCAGAAAACAAGAAGTCCAAGTCATATGCCTCTCACGAGATCGTAGGCGACTTCAAATTTAATTGGAGGGAAGTTGTGACGCATTGGGCGTATTTAGATGATGTTGCTATGAATTTTGGAACCTTTCCGGGTGGAAAATGAAGGGGTTTGATAAAAAAAGGTACGACAAAAAATATTACGAAAAAAACAAGGAAAGAATAAAAGAGTACCGTAGAAAATATCAAAAAGAATATCGATTAAAAAACAAAGAAAATCTAAGAAAATATGCCAAAGAATATATCGAGAGAAATAAAAAATACATAAATTTAAGAAACAGAAGATATTATTTAAAAAATTGTGATGAAATTAAAAAAAAATCTAGTATTTATTACAAAAACAATAAAGAAAATGTTCTTGAGCGTAATAAAAAATGGAAAGAAGAAAATTACGATTTTATAAAAGAGTATAATAAAAGTTGGCGTTATTGGAATTCAATTAAAAAAGCAAATGAAAGGTGGTTTAAAAGTGGTGGGGATAAAAAATCTGTTAATAATCTTAAGCATCCATGGAGAAGAATGAATCATGAAATTTTCAGAAAAAGCGAGTACAACTGATGACACTTTTTCCTCAAATTAACACCGACTTTCTTCCGTATCAAACCGACAAAAGCTTAAAAGTAAAAGAAATGATGGAACAGGTTTATGCGAATTCCATCACGATCAATCAATCCTTTTGGTCGGAAGCGGACATTGATTCGCGTTTTCGAGCGGGAGACCAGACTCTTTGGAATGACATCTATGGGAATTTACCAGCTTTTAGAAGGCGTGTCTTCACCTTTAATAGGATTCGTCGCGTTTGTAATATGGTGTCTGGTTATCAGAGAAATCATAGAAAGTCGACGATTGTAACACCAATTGAGCACTCTGATGACCTAACTGCTAATCAGTTTACAAATATCTTGCTGTGGGCAATGGAAAGAGATGGCACACTCGATACGATCTCACAAGCTTTTGATGGAATGCTCACAACGGGAATGAACCTCCTTTCTGTCTGGATGGATTATAGGGAGGATGTAATTAATGGTGAGATTCGTGTTGATAATGTTTCTTATAATGCTTACCTTATTGATCCTTTCTTTCGTAAGCACGATTTATCGGATTGCAACTTCATTTGGCGTCGAAATTGGATGACAAAATCGGAAATCAAATCTTTGTTGCCTGAGAGAAAAAGCGAGATAGACAAACTTTATGCTAGAGGAAATCGGGACGGAAAGTTCCAATTCATGCCAGAAGCCTACAACTACGCCATGCAAGAGCTCCTTACTTATGATGAGTTTTGGTACCGGGATTATCGTACCCAAAAGCTTTTGGTGGACGTTCGAACTGGAGAGACTATGGAATGGACAGGACTTGATGATGACCTCTCCATTTTTCTTGGAAAGTTCCCCGAAATCACCGTTTTAGAATCTCACGTTCCCACTGTTAAACTCGCTATCGTCGTGCAAGGGGTGGTGATGTATGATGGCCCTAATCCAATGGGAATCGATAAATATCCATTCGTACCCGTTCTTGGCTATTACGACCCTCAGATTGCTTATTTCCCTTTCCGCATACAAGGAATTGTTAGAGGACTTCGTGATAGTCAATTTTTATATAATAGAAAGCAGATTATTAACCTTGATATATTAGAATCTCAAGTTACAAGTGGTTTTAAATACAAACCGGACTCATTAGTTAATCCAAAAGATATCTTTTTGCAGGGTCAAGGGCGCGGAATTGCTGTAAAGCAAAATGCTAACTTAGCTGACGTGGAGAAGATTGAGGCTCCCGCGCTTCCTCCTTCTATGATGGAGCTTTCAAAGATTCTGGCCGATGAGATTCAACAGATATCTGGAGTAAATGAAGAATTGCTCGGTAGCGCAATTGATGATAAAGCAGGCGTTTTATCGATGCTTAGACAAGGAGCTGGATTAACGACCCTTCAAATCTTGTTCGATCAGCTAGATTACTCTCAAAAGATGCTGGGAAGAATCTTTCTGGATCTCATTCAAACGAACTTCTCACCTGGTAAGATCAACCGCATCTTAAATGAAGAGCCTGCTCCACAATTCTACTCAAAGGCATTTGGTAAATATGACTGCGCTGTAGAAGAGGGAATGAATACGACTACACAAAAACAACTACAGTTCGCTCAGCTCATGGAAATGAGAGCAGCCGGAATTAACATTCCTGAAGATTTACTTATTGAGGCTTCTACGGTACATAATAAGAAAGAACTTGTGGAAGCACTCCAAAGGGGCGCTCAGCAGGAGCAAGAGGTTAAACAGCTTGCATTGGCCAAAGAGCAGGCTGAAATTCAAGACATTCAGGGTCGAGCCGAAGCTAATCGTGGCTTAGCACTCGAGCGCAGCTCACGAGTGCAAGAGAACAGAGCTCTTGCTCAAGAAAGGCTAGCTGAAGCGCAAAGAGATAGAGACCTTGGCGCCCTTGATACAGCCAAGGCAATGAAAGAATTAGAGGGGATGGATATCGAGCAAATTGAGAAATTACTTTCCTTAGTCCGTTCTCTCCAAACAGAAGATACACCTCAAGAAATGGAAGAGGAACAAGAAGTAAAAACACCTAATATTGAAGAACTGGCCGTACTGGCTAAAGGAGAAAAATAAAATGGCTATAGAAAAGGATACTGGTTTCATGGGAATGATATCAGAAGACCACAATGCAGTAGCAAACTTGCCTCAAGGCGTTATTCAAAAATCTTATCCTAAATGCAAATACATGGATCAATATGAACTTGATGACACTATGCGCGGAATTGACTCTCAAATAAACGATTCAGTAGATACAACTGATCGTCACCAATCTGACAGCATGTATTAATGGCTATGCCAAGGATAGCTGGCAAAGCTGAAAAGATTGCTCAGCAGGTCATTCCGGGAATGAATCGAAACCGCGATGCTAAACCTATGTCAAAACGAAAGGTCGAGAAGCTCCCGAATGACCGCACAGAATTAAAAATTGTAGACATTAACGAGCATTTAGGTAAGTTGAAATGAAAGTGAAGAAGAAAAAACAAGGCTATAACGCCCGTTTAGACGAGTCTTTAGGTATGAGACATCGGGGAAGGCATAAGCAATCTCTCAAGGATAGAAGAGATGAATCTAAAGGGATGGAAAAGCATTCTGGAAGACGTGCTTACAAGAGCGTAGGCACTATGGATCGTAAAAAGTAAGTCGTGACCTCGGACTATAATAAGAGTCGGGAATAATCCCCGAGAAAGACGGTAGCCCTTCAAGATCCGTCGAAAAATTGAGGATGGGTAAGGAGGTCGTATAAAAAGCGATCTCCGTTTATAGTAAGTATGGTGATTTGAAACCAAGAGTTAAAAAAAATGAATTCTTCTGATGTGAAAGAGAATAGTGAAGATAAAGAAGAGCATAAAATAACATTTTCTATTAGGGAAAAAACCTTATTAGAATTAACAGAAGAAGGTATCAAATTAAATAGAGATAACTTTCCTCATTATGATGCTTCAGATTTTGTTTGGGATTTTATTAATTTGATAGAAAACCATTTTGATGTGAAGTTTATTGAAAGAATTGATAAATAAAGAAATTTTAAGAATTATCTGGTAAAAAGGAGTTTAATTATGAGTGAAATTTATTTCCTTAAGACCGGTCATTATTTTGAGCCTTATCGAGGTTATTTTGAGGATAGGGAAGAGTTAAGAGATAAGATCCATTCAATTATGGAAAAATCATTAAATAAGTTGGTGGAGGAGTGGGAAGAGCTCAAAGGGAAAAAGTGGGAAAGACCCATTCGCAGAATCATTCCTAGATGTGAAATGGTTAGGTCGATTCATGTATTTAAACTCCCAGATGAAAAATGGACATTAAAGTTGTTTCCCCTTTCCAAAAAATTAAGGCAGATGACCACATGAAGAAAAAATCGAAACAAGTTCCAAGAAAGACTGTTAAAAAGGCTGTTTCTCATTTAAAAGAAGATATTAAGGGATATAAAAAAGAAAGGTCTTTTCTTAAAAAGGAAATAAAAGAGGATAAACACCTCATGGATCTTTTTAAAAGAAAAAGGAAAAGGAAAAAATAAAATGAAGCTTAAGAAAGGACTGGGGGTAAAGCATGAGGATATTGGTCCATATAAAGCCCCCAAGCATCATGTAAAAAAGAAACGAAAGTATTCAAACGCGGCAAATAGGAAGATTCATAAGGTCATTCGCGAGTTCGAAGAGGGAAAACTTCATAGTGGATCAAAAAAGGGGCCGAAAGTGAAGAATCTTAAGCAGGCTGTCGCCATCGGGATTTCAGAAGCTAAACGAAGGGGAGAAAAAGTCCCTTCTAGAAGAAAATCGCGTAAAAAGTAGCTTTCAC